AGTTGATCGATGACGTAAAGCCCGAACACACCTACGGCGCTCAGGACGACGGCCCCGCCCTCAACGAGCAGATGCAAGACGAACGCGAACAGACTGCCGAGGGATACGCGCCTGTCACCAACCCCACCATTGACGACCTCATCCCCGAAGCGATGCGCCAGGAATTCGAAGCCGAGCAACGCTACGCCCAGCCAACGAACCCCGAGGCTGACTTTTGGTCCCGTGGACTAGCAAGCGATCAGCAGCCGCAGGGCCGGTTCAACATCTTCGGCATCAAACCCAAGGTGGACGCATGAGCGACTACAGACAGGCGTTGAACGAGTTCAAGGAAGCCTCTGCGGCTGTGCGCCATGCCTTCGCAGCGCAGATGGACGCACGCGCCGAACAGATCATCGCCAACCGGAACTATCTGGCAGCTTGCGAAGCCCATCAGGCCGCAACTGATCGTCTCGCCAAGGCTGACGATGCGATGGTGTCGTTCAAGGAGGTGCCTCCCGCGCCGGCCGACATCGACGCCAGCCGACCAGTGGAACACGCATTCAACAGCGTAGGGGAGTAGCCATCATGGGGCGATTGGGGAGGCCGAGAAAGATCGGGACGCGCTACAAGTCGGGCGACCTGCGCCCGACTGAAGCCGAGATCGAACGTCGCAAGACACCGAGAGGGGAGACAATCGAACCAACGCCCGAGACCATCGCCCGCAGACAGGCCCTATTTGGCGATTACAGGGCCGTACGTGAGGAAGTCTGCCCGGTCGATAGGGTGGCCGCCCGACTGACCGAAGAACAGTACCACGCGGGCCGCTACGCCCGAACCGTGTATGCCCGGTATGTCGTCGCCATCCGCGCCCCACGCGTCACGGCCGGCCAGCTCCGCGATTACGTGCAGGGCAGCGGGGAAGGCGGCATGACGCTCGACCAGGCGCAGGCCGCCGTGGCCGAGTACCTCGAGGTGGTGACAGCGATCCGGCGCTATTCGTATCGCTCGCTACGGGAGGTGCAACGCATCATGCACGGCTCGCCGCCGCGTTCGCTTGACGTGCTTGCCATCGGCTTGACCGCCCTTGCGGATCACATGGGCATGTTCAGGCGGGAGGCGGCGTGATGTTGATCGAGCAGGGCTTCTACGTCAGCGCCGGGATGCTCGGCTTGTGCCTGTTGCTGGCGTGGATTTGGCCACGGCGCGACACATGATTTGCTAGTTGCTATTTACAGCGCCCACAAATCGCTTTATTTGGTAAATTCAGAGTGGCGGTTCCTGTGTGGAGCCGCCATTTTCCGTTCCGGGGCGCCATGATCCTACCGACGCGTGAGGTTGTGGCATCCATAGAAGCCGCGCGCTGGTCCCCCGATCCCGAAACCGTCGCAACCCTTGAATTCATCGTTGTTTCCCTCACGGCCCCGGATGATACCGGCGCCTGCGAGCTGCAACGGATCTACGAGCGGTGTGCTTATGAGGCTGAGCGAGACGAAGCGGTTGGGGCCGTTGGCTTTCGCCTGGCAGCGGCGCGCCGGCGTCACGTATACGTCTGGTTCCTGGCCGACTGTCCCGACGATGGCTGGTGCTCGTTTCATCTGGTTCTTAGTGACCGGCCGATTACCCGCGAAGACGTCCGACGAAAGGCCAAGCGGCGGTTTTCATTGAACCTGCTGAAAGAGCGGTCCGAGTGGATTGGATACGAAAAACCCCCCGCCGGTGAGGGCGAGGGGTTTGATGGTTAGCTAGCTTTTTTCCACCTGAGTTCGGCCAGTTGCCGGGCCGGGTTGGTCTGAACCGGGACGATCCGGTTGTCTCGCAGCGTCCGGGCAAAGCCGAACGAGGCGAAGACGTTCACGAGGCTGATGAAGAAGCAGGCGGGCCACAAGGCCCATGCCGGCGCCAGATCATACGTCGTATTGAGATGCTCGAGCCCGATGTGGTTCAAGCCTGCCTCAATGCAGCAGAAGCCTACGGCAAGAATGCCAGCGACAACTGCGGTGAACCAGTTCCGCGTTTCCCAGGCTTCCTGAACCCGGCCAACGGCCTTGCTCAAGAGGAACACGATAACGGCCATTGCGACCGTCAGGAGTGTTCCGGGAAGCCAACCCTTGGCCCAGAAGCCCAAGGTGGCGGTGACGACCGACAAGCCGACAAAAGCGATGCAGGCTTGGCTTTCAAAGGGCCGCTCGTCTGTGAATTTATTCACGGTATTTCCTTTCGAATGAAGGCCGAGGGGTTATTCCAAGGCCGAATGTCAAACATCGCAGTGGTATGAAATTGCCACCTGCTTGCCACCAAAGCAAGCCACCTGCTTGCCACCGTAAATCACAATTGCGTGATTGCCACCATATTGCCACCACCTGAAACGGGTGTTAAGGTCTTCCAAACTGATTGGAGGACCGCATGGCAAAGGCAAAGAGCAGGGCAGGCGACCGGCACGCAGGAACCGCAAAGACGATGCGGTTCACGGACGCTGAGCTGAAGGTGCTGGAAGCGATCAAGGCAAAGGCTGGCGGCACATATGCCGAGGCAATTGCCATCGCTGGCATGGCCTACCTAGGGCAAAACGACATTACGCAGGCCGAGGTGATCCGTTGGATCAAGGAACACTCAAAGTGAGCTGCCTGCTGGACGATTGCGATTGCATGGTTTTCAGGGCCGGCCTTTGCTGGGAGCATTGGGAGCTGGCTTGGGAAGATGACCTGTTGCCGTTGCCTCGGGCTCGCCAACTGTCTGGGCCGCAAGCTGCAAAGCGCGAGCCCAAGGTCACTGTGCAACAGCAGTGGGAGGCAATCCGGAAGGGCCGGGTGTTTGTTTACGTGCTGACCGACGGGGAAAAGCAGAAGATCGGTTACAGTCAAAATCCTGGCTTGAGAGTTTCCGCGATCACAGCAGAATTGGGCAGGCCGGTTGAGCTGGTCTATTTGCAGCCAGCCAAATATTCCCGCCTTTCTGAGCGGGCCGCACATTTTTTGCTTAGGCACAACCGGATCACAGGCGAATGGTTTCACTGCACGCAGACCGACGCTATCGCGGCAGTCGTGTCAGCTGTGGCGGACCATTATCCAGACGGAATGGGCAAGTGGACGCTGCCTAAGCGGCGCCGCAAGTTTATTCACGACTGGAACTGGGATCAGCCCATGGGAACAGCATAATGCCCTATCCCAACCCGCTTATCCGTTACCGCGAAAACAACCGCGAAATCTTGCGCGGCGTCACTAAAGACCATCGTGTTGGGAGGTTCATCCTGCAACAACGCGAGAACGAGACGGGGAAAGCTGTGCTAGACTTTACCGACGTCCTGAACGGCGCAACGATTACTGCCGCTGTCACTGACAGCAACATCGACGGCTCTGTCGTTGTCTCTGCCGGCCAGGTCACGCTGACCACAACCGGCCTCGGCATGGGCTACGGCGACACTGACGTGACCGTGACGTTTTCGGATGGCCGCATCCGCATCGAGAAGCTTCGCTATGTCGAGGTGAACGGGAACTGGCGCAGCGACTATGGCTGGACGTACGCGTCGTGAGTGAGCTGTTTTACGTCTACGCAATCGTGGTCGAAGGAAGCGTTCTCTATATCGGCAAGGGCAAAAACCGCAGGGCATGGCATCATCTGACGCCTCAATGCCGCAACCTGAAGCTCAAGGCCGCAATCGCAACGGCTCGAGCCAAGGGAGTTGAGCCGAAGGTCAGAATGCTCAAAACGGGCATGACCGAAAAAGAGGCTTTCCAGCTTGAGCGCAGATGGATCGTTCGCTTTCATCAGCGGCTGGCAAACGCCACACTAGGCCAAATGACAGAAGCCGAGCGCGCCTGGTATCAAGCGCATGCTGATTGGCAGAACCACAGACTGCTCACTGACGCGGAGATCATTCGCAGAGGGCCATTCAACGGGATGAGCGTTGAGCGGCACCTCGAGCTTGGCAGGATCATCTTCACCGGCCTCGTGGACGTTCTCCAAAAGTGTCGAGCCGAGATTTCAGGAACCGTTCCGCCGATCCACTTACGCGGAAATGAACTGATTATCATTCAGTAAATTGTCATGGGCGCAAACGGCGGACGCAGACCAGGAGCAGGCAGAAAGCCGGGCTCGAAAGCGCAGGCGACCAAACAGGCGCTTGAAGCTGCCGGCCAAGGCGAGATGCCGCTCGAGTACATGTTGCGCGTGATGCGCGACCACACCGCAGACGAGAAGCGCCGTGACGCGATGGCTCAAGCCGCCGCCGCGTTCATCCATCCCAAGCTCTCAAGCATAACCGGGACATTCTCGCACAAGCATGAGCCAAGCGAACTTAGCGATAGCGACCTCGCACATATCGCCACAAGCGGCAGCATTGGAGCTTTTGAAACGCCGGAAGGCCCGAACGGGTCTGATCCCGTTCACTGAATACACCAACCACGCATACGAGCCCGCGCCGCCACATTCGGAGATAGCCGAGAAGCTGGAAGCGGTAGAGCGGGGCGAGATCGACCGGCTAATGATCTTCATGCCGCCAAGGCACGGCAAGTCGGAACTGGCGTCGAGGCGCTTTCCGGCCTGGTACATGGGCCGGAACCCGCAGAAGCAGATCATTGCTGCGAGCTACAACAGCGACCTCGCCTCGGACTTTGGGCGCGAGGTTCGCAACATCATCCGGACCAACGAGTTCTCCCGCCTCTTCAACGTGAAGCTGGCGGAAGACAGCCGCGCGGCCGGCAGATGGAACACTGACGCGGGCGGGGCTTACGTTGCGGCTGGTGTCGGCACGGCTGTCACTGGTCGCGGCGCTCACATCCTGTTGATTGACGACCCTGTGAAGGACCGCGAGGAAGCCGAGAGCGAGCTGCGGCGCGAGACGATCTGGAACTGGTACACATCGACGGCCTACACCCGCCTGATGCCGGGCGGGGCTGTCATCCTGATCCAGACGCGCTGGCATGAGGACGACCTTGGCGGGCGCCTTCTCGAAGCCGAGAACAACGGCGGTGACAAGTGGGTCAAGGTCAACCTGCCTGCGATCAAGGACGGCCAAGCGCTCTGGCCTGAACGGTACAACGTCGATGCATTGAAGCGCATCAAGGCCGCAATCGGCCCGCGCGACTTCGAAGCCCTCTACCAGCAGAACCCGACGCCTGATGACGGCACGTTCTTCCTGCGCGACTGGTTCAAGCGCCACGACGACGCGCCGGCCAAGGGACACATCTACATCACCAGCGATTACGCGGTGACGGAGGATGGCGGGGATTGGACCGCGCATCTGGTCTGGAACTATCACGAGGACACGCTGACGCTGATTGATGGCTGGACCGGCCAGACCTCGGCGGATGTGTGGATCGAAGAGCTGTTGCGGCTGTTCAAGCAACACAAGCCGCTCTGCTACTTCGGAGAGGCTGGCGTGATCGTCAAAGCGGTCAAGCCGATGCTGACCCGGCGCATGAACGAGCTCCGCGTGTTCGCACGCACGGAATGGATACCGAGCATTTCGGACAAGCCGACGCGCGCCCGAGCATTTCAGGCTCGCGCCGCGATGGGCAAGGTGAGCCTGCCGAAGACGGATCTTGGCGAGAAGGTGCTGAACCAGCTCCTGAGCTTCCCGGCTGGCAAGCATGACGATCTGGTCGATACCTGCGCCCTGATGGGCATGGTGATCGACATGGCGCACCCAGGCTTCACGCCTGCCGCGCCTGAACCTCTGACGCGACCACGCGACTACAGGCCCCCACAAAAGGCGGACAATTGGCGAGTATTGTAAGCATGTCGCCTAAGCCCGACACGGGCGAGGACGGCGCCGAGCGCATTCGGAAGATGGTGCGCGAGTATCTCGATACGATGGAAGAGGCCCGCGACCGTGCTGCGCTTTCGCGCGACTATTACGATGGCAAGCAGTGGACCAAAGAAGAAATCGCCACGCTCAAGCAGCGCGGCCAACCGCCCATCGTGTTCAATCGCATCAAGCGTAAGGTGGACAGCATCCTCGGCGTCGAGCGCAACCGCCGCACGGACCCGAAAGCCTACCCGCGCACGCCTCGCGACGAGCAGTCAGCCGACATCGTAACGCAGGCGCTGCGCTTCGTGTCCGACCAGACGCGGCTGAACAATATCTTCTCTGGCGCTTTCGAGTGCGGGATGATTGAGGGCGCGGGCGCGGCCGAAGTCATCATGGACGGGCCTGAGGATATCAAGGTCAACCTGATCCCGTGGGATGAGTTCATCTTCGACCCGCGTAGCAGCCGCCACGACTTCTCGGATGCGCGCTACCTCGGCGTCCTCAAGTGGATGGACGCAGACGACGCAATCGCGCTGTACCCCGACAAGGGCAAGGAGATCGAGGCGGGCATCACGGGCTCCGAGAAAGCCTTCGTTGCGGACCAGTCTGTTGACGACAAGCCGTCGTCTGGAACGTGGATCGACCGCAAGCGCCGGCGTGTCCAGGTCTGCCAATTGTATTACAAGCAGGGCGCCGAGCATAACTACGCTGTCGTGGTCGGCTCAACGCTCGTCATGGACGGGCCGTCGTATTACCGGGACGAGAAGGGCAAGACGGTCTGCCCAATCGAGGCGTTCAGCGCCTACGTTGACCGCGAGAACGCCCGTTACGGCGTGGTTGCGGACATGCGCGGGCCGCAGGACGAGATCAACCATCGCCGCTCCAAGGCTGTCCACTTCCTGCACTCCCGGCGCGTCATGGCGCAACAGGGAGCGGTTGCCGATGTGGGGCAGGCCAAGCGCGAGATTGCCCGCCCTGACGGCTGGGTCGAGGTAGTCGACCCGCAAGCCGTGCAGGTGCTGGACACGGCGCAGGAGACGACCGGCAACCTGAACATGCTTCAGGAAGCCAAGACCGAGATCGACCTTCTCGGCCCCAACAATGCGCTTCAGGGCAAGGGCAATGAGGGCCAGAGCGGACGCGCCATCATTGCGCAGCAGCAGGCAGGGCTTGCCGAGCTCGCGCCGCTCTATGACCGGTTCAATGATTTCAAGCTGCGCGTCTATCGGGCGACATGGGCGCGGATCAAGCAGTTCTGGAAAGCCCCGAAGTGGGTGCGGATCACCGACGACCAGCAGGCCACGCAGTTCATCGGGCTGAACCAGGTTCAGGTGGACCCGATGACGGGCCAGCCGCAGGTGCAGAACGCCGTGGCGCAGATGGACGTAGACGTGATCCTAGAGACTGGCCCCGACACGGTGACGTTGCAGTCCGAGGAGTTCGAACAGCTAGCGCAGATCATGCCGCAGCTTGCCGCGTTGCCGCCGCCTTACGCTTTGGCGCTGATCGAGGCGAGCAGCCTGCCGGCGCAGCGCAAGAAGAAGATGACGGAGCTTCTGAGCGGCCAAGGCCAGCAACAGGACCCCGAGGCGCTGATGATGCAGAAGCGCGCGGGCGAGGCTGAGATTGCGGGAAAGGAAGCCGAGGTAGGGCTCAAGCAGGCGCAGGCGCAGAAACTGTTGATGCCCGAGCCGCCGAAGCAGGTTGATCCGTTCGAAGCGCAGATCAAGACCGGCGAGTTGGAATTGCAGGCGCGGGAACTGGACCTGAAAGAGCGGGAACTTTCGCTGAAAGAGCGCGAACTGATGGTCAAGGCGGAGGAAGTGTCGGCTAACGAGCGCCTAGAGATGGCGCGCATGGATCAGGAAACGACTGCGC